CGTGTTTTTTTTTTTTTTTTTTAAAAGATGTCCGTAGACACTAAAGATTGTAAAAATTAAGCCTTTACAAAATACAAATCAGTTTTCCTATACCAAAACACATCTTCAATGTGCGAAGGAAACCGACAATCGATTGGATTTTCTTTAACTTCCCAACCGACTAAACTTACATGTTTAAACCATTTTCCACGTTTTTTATCAAAATTCAACGTATAATATTCTTTGGTTATAGCGATATCAACACATCGCCACATTTGACCATAAGCAAAAACATGATTATCAGGCACTTCGTGCTCTGATTCAAAACCCTCATCAGACAATAACTCCAAAACCCCTTCAGGGGAAACTTGTTGTTGTACAATTACATCTTCTTCTTCTTCAGACTCACTCGAACTTTCAGCGTCATGCGCTATATCAAGGTTCAAATCGAGTTTAAAGTGTGAAATTTCTGACAATGATCATGGACTTTGTAGAAGATATGAATCTGACCACAAACTCCTTTAGACCATTCCATCATAAATTTTATCATAGGTAAATCAGAAGAAACAGGTTGAATCTGCCTACTCATAGTACTTTCGGGTACCATAATAGCAGTGTAAGGTTCACCAGCAGTCCTCGCATTTGAAGTGCGATGCAAGCCGTTAGGTTTAAAAGCAACTTGATTGACTGTGAGACTAGTCCCAGCATGACAAAATCCACCCAAAATTTTCAGCCCCTCAGTGGGCATTTCATAATCTATAACAATAGAATGCAAATCAACATTACCGTAACCAGAAATATCATCTTTCAACATTCCGGCTAAGGTCCATGAAAAAGAGACCGCAGTTCCAATAACAAAATGAGAAACATGAGTATAAGGTTGTGTAGAAGCTACTGAAGACTCCAAAGGAGCCGGAGAAGTGAAAACTTCTGTTTCGACTGGCATATTTAATAACGTAAAATTGTATGTTTAATACAAAGCCATTAGAGCAGCAACTTCATTGCGCGAATTAACAGCATGATATTTATCCAAAACGTCAGTAAAAGTTGGTACTTCAACAGATAGAATCTTGTCCATTAATGTGTCATTTGTCAAATTGATTAACACATTTTCGTTAGGCAAATCTCCGTCAACTTTCAAGAAATCCCAATTTATGCGAGTCTTAACATGTTCTTTCTTGAGATTGAACATTATTCGAGTAAGGATTTGATGAGCAGCCATTTCGTCTTCGTCAAAAATTTCGAATAACTTGTCTTTAAGTCTATAGTTCATAGCCCATAAATGAGCATAACCTAAAGCAGCATTTTCTCCATCTCCAGAAGCCAATTTGACCAAAAATCTCTTGAGCAATATTATGGGATCTTTCGTAAGAACTCCTTTCTTTGTTATAAAAGAGCAAAATTCTCCAGTAGTGCTTTCAAAACGTTTGTCCTCACAAGGATCCAGATGTTTGATCATCACATAACTAGGATTTATTGGAAAACCTGCTCTCCTCTTTGTGTCATCACCTCCGTTTGCCATAGGAGTGCCAGCAGGCAAATTGTACATAAAACATTCTCTGGCAGTTGATGATGTCGAATTCAGAAGATAAGTCCATATCTCTCCCGAATTTGTCATTATAGCCAATATCTTATGTTTTAATGTCTTTGACATTTTGTCTTGAACGAAAGCGTCAACCCAGCTCTGTGGAAATGAAAACCACTGCATCAATCTTGAGAAAAACTGAACTGCCCATCCTTGGGTACTTTGATCTTGACCCTTCAAATCATTCATGTGAAACATTT